CTATTCCAGAATCATTTCTTCCACATTAACAAACACAAAACCCTGTTTCTGCAGATGATCCACAAGGGCAAATGCCGCATCCACGGAACTCCGATACCCGTCATGCATCAGGATCACATCTCCTTCTTTCACCTGTCCGGACAGGCAGCTCAGTACCTGTTCCTTATTCTGCAGTTTCCAGTCCAGAGAATCCACATTCCAGAATACCGGGATCATATCCACCACCTTTTCCAGTTCCTGACTCCATGCCCCATACGGTGGGCGGATATACACGGGAACTTCTCCTGTCCACTCCCGGATCAGCCGGTTTGTCTTTTCAATCTCTCCCGTCGCCTCTTCTATGCTCAGTTTGTTTAACTGCACATGATGATACGAATGATTGCCAATCAGATGTCCGTCTTTTACCAGCTCTTCTACCATTTTACGACGTCCTTCCATGTTCTCCCCCAGAAGAAAAAAGGTTGCCTGCACTCTCCGTTCCTTTAATCCTCTGGATAATTCCACCGTGTACTCACTTGGTCCGTCATCAAACGTCAGGGCAACTTTACGTGCTTCCTGCGGTTCCTCCACCAGTTCCTGTCCGCTCACCATTATCATCCTTTTTCCCTTCCAGGCAAGGAACAGATACAGCATCCCGATCACCACCAGCCCGCTCTTCTTCCAAAGATACTTCTGCATCTTATCGCTCCGGTCTTTCTCGTTATGTTACTTTATGTAAAAGAAGACAAAAAAAGACCGCCGCATCTTGCGACAGCCTTATCTTTTGTTTTTAATTAAGCCAGTTTGCTTTTACTTGTGGAACATCTATTTTTAAGGCTCCCTCGATAGTTTTGTATATTATAGGTATATTATTTTCTTAGCATAGCCTATCCTATTGTAAACGTTATATGATTTGCTACACATTTAATAATAGGAAGAAAGTATATCCTAATTGAATAATTTATACCATGTGTTTGGTCCGATCACACCATCGGCAGTCAGCCCCTTTTCCTTCTGGAAGCTCTTGACGGATGCTGCCAGCCCTGAGCCGAAACTGGCATCCATAGCTCCAAAGTAATATCCCTTGGCTGATAAAATGAATTCCGCCAGATAGACAAATGTTCCGGATGCTCCTTTTTTGATGGTTGCTTTCTTGGCTGCCTTTTTGCAAGAAGACAGGAAATTACTGTTGGACGGATCCAGCTTTGTTTTGTATTTTCGGTTACACAGGTCTTTCCAGACACACACAGCTGCGAATCTTGACTTCTCGCCGTAGGAACCGTTTTCAGAAAGTGTTTCCTTCATGTACTTTTTCAGTGTAGAACCGTAATTTTTGTTCAGCCACTTCTGGCCTTTCAGAACATTACTGTCTGTTTTTGCTGTCGTCTCTGTCGGTTTTGCTGTTGATCCAGAATCTTTTGTGTCTGTTCCATAATCAATATAACAGAATGACTTAATTTTACTGTCATTCCAAGAATACGTCTTTACCGCACAGGAATCTCCGTTTCTGTCGTATTTCTTATTGCTGGTATTTCCCTCGCCGGATTCAAAAGTCTTATTCTTTGTGTCCACGGACAGGACTCTACCCATGTGAGACTGACGGAAGATTATAAGGCTTCCAACTTTCGGAGTACTTCCCAGTTTTCCAGCTTTGCGGAACATGGCTTCCGTAGAAAAACAGCTGTATCCACAGTAGTTCTTTTCTGTCATATTCCAGTGTTTCAGTGCTTCCGCTTTCCCGAACTCTTCCAGCTCCATTGCAAACTGATATGTCGCACACCACGCTTGGTTCTGGCAGCCTGCAAGGCCGGCTTTATTTACAATGTCGGAAAATTTCTGATGGTTTGTACCGGTTTCCACGTATGGCATATTGCCGTATTCTCTCTCTTTTCTAATCATGTTATTGATGCCCATAGTATCTCCTTTTTTTGTCATTTCTTCGTAGATCTGTTTGGAATAATCAGCTCTGATCGCTCTCAGAGACTGCCAGCCATCTGGGGATTCGTAATGTTCCAGGACGTAATCAGATGCTTCCTTTACATTTTTTGTCGTGCACAAGAATTTGAATGTTTTCGGAAACTTCTTTTTCAGCTCCGAAACTGTGTATTCCAATTGCATATCTCCGTCAGCGATAGAAACGCCTTTTTTCCTTGCTAAATCATACAGACCGGCTTTCCTGTTAGATGTTGTCCACTGCGATAATCCATATCCGTAATGCCGGCCCATCGGACTTAAAAATTCCGCTCTTGAAATCTTCCCGGAGTCAATATTTTTTGTATAGGTATCGTCTGTATATACGATTCCTTTTTCCTTATATCTCTTCACACAGAGAAATTCCAGGCGTTTCGGAATAAATCCTGCGGATTCCGCATACTGATTTCCTTCCAGTGCCGCAGCTCCTTCCGGAGTCATTCCTGCTGCAACATAATAATTATGTGCTTTGTATATTAAACTGTTGAACGTAACTTTCGCCATCTTCTCTCCTTTAAAAGAGGGGCATCAACCCCCTCTGATCATTCGTTGTCATCTTCCTGATTTACTACTCTGTTCGCTGCCTGCAGTCCTTTTACCAGGATAGTCGGCACGTTTACACCCATCTCTACGAGATTCTCACAGATAGATCTTGCTTCGTTGACCAGAAGAGAGGCTAACACGAACCAGCCCAGAAGTGTTGTGACTCCCAAATCGAGATTAATGATTTTTCCAACTTCCACAAATGCTGCAGATGCTCCAAAAGCTACCATGATCATCAGCCAGTATCCTAATTTTTTCAGGACACCTTTCAGACCCGCTTTGGAATTTTCCACATTGTTGATCCTCGATTTCATCCATCCGGTTCCCCAGTCGATAGCATTCAGTAAAAGGAACAGAACAAACAAAAACCAGTGTTCTCCCAGAATATAAGAAAGGACGGCTACTGCCGCCCCTACCATTGCATTGTATGTATCAATTACTTTCATTTACGCCTCCTCTGCCAGAATGGCATTTTTCTCTTCTTCTGTGATCCAGCCTTTCGCCATGGCTTTCTCAACTACAGATTTATTTTTTGTTTTCGCATACAGTCTTTTGATCGTCTCGTACATAAACATATCCCCTCCTTCTTACAGTCCCATGATTTCCATGGTCAGAGTGTCTACAGTGTCTTCCAAAGATGCAATTCTCTGTTCTGTCTTGTCTGGACGGATCAGAGATACTCTGATAGCTGTTCCGGTTACTGGTAACTTATTTCCATCCTCGTCTTTTTTGTAGTCTACAGTCGTATCGTACAGCTTCTCTACGCTCTGCAGCTTAGTGTAACCAGAATGGATCATAAAAGGTTCTCCGGCAGAATCCAGGACCGTGATTTTCTTTGTATTCATCGCTTCACTGAAAATCTCATCGTACTCTGCAATGGTCTTATCTGCGGTCAGGCTGATTGTCAGGCTATCTCCTGCTGCCTGAATGCCGTCTGCGATGATGCTCAATTCCTGTTCGTTACTTAATTTGATTTTTCCCATGATTTTTCTCCTTTTTTTGATTTATTGACTACTCATTAATTGATGGGTTGGTCTGTCTCTGATCATATATCTCCTTTCTGGGCTATACTCCACTTTAAAATCCGCAATAAAATATGTTGATTATACGGTAGTACTGACAGCAAACGGTTATGTGACACCATTCTCATATTATGCAAATGAATACTTACCAACTTCTGATGTCGAAAAATATGGAACGCCAATTTCTGCAACTTTAATGACATCCAGTGGACAAGCGCATCCAGTAGCTTTGACTCTGAGTAGCAATGGAAAATATCATTATACTTGTGTTGCTACTGCTGCAAAAGCGGTTATGACTGTAGTTTTTTTAAAAATCTAATTTAATTTCAGAAACGTAACAATAACGCTAGTTTCAGCCTGATCGGAACATACAATATATTGCCAAACTGATCTACCGGTATGCCATCTAAGTGCAGCAGCTCCTGGTGCGGATGATTTTTGAATTACGCAGATTGCAATAGGGAAACCATATTTCTTTATGTCTGCATCTGGAATTGTACCCTCACCAAACATACTAAATGGTGGCACATAGTTGTTCGCCGTTAACGTCATTGAATATGTTTTTGTGCGTATTGCACTAGTTAAAGTGGAGTTTAACACATTAACCTTCTGTGTGAGTGTCGCATTCGTTTCCACTGTCTGGAACTGTTTTTCAAGCTTTGTGATGTTAATTCCATCCAGAGTTACTTTGTACATTGGCATATCTGCGATATAGTCTCCGGCCTGGATATCTCCGGTTGTATATGCCGGCGTTGCCGGGTTTGCGGATGCTGGTGTTCCTTTCAATACTTTCAGTGTTAAGGACTCAACACCTGTGTTTTTGTTTCTTTCGTATCTTGCTACAATCAGGTCTATTCGTTTCATTCCCTGTGAGCCGTTTACGATGCTCAACGAATCGTATGTGTTCTTCTTTATGGATGCCGCACAGCCCTGGTGCATCAGAACGCCATCCCGGACTTTAATTTCGTTGTTTGATGAGATCTCAGCTGTCATCCGCTTTCCGGTCTGCAAAACATAAGAACCGGATCCGATCATGCCGATGTGCACATCTCTGTCCTGTTCGGACGTCACATGTGGCTTACCAACGTATCCTGTTATAATCTCCATTAGGTTTCTCCTTCCAGTTTATATGTTATTTTTTCTTTTCCGGATGATACCGTCCAGATCTTTCTGCTGATTGGTTTCTGCATACTGATTCCTGTCAGATAATCTTTTCCGCCAACTACATCCCCAAGGTCAATATCACCATCAAGCTGCGTCATGGTCATTTTATAGGACATATTTGATTTTTTGGATTCTAATTCTTTGATTCCGTTTTTTATCAATTCATCCTCTTCCGACCCACCGCTGTCATATATTGCTGTGATTTCATCAGAGCCTGTAAAATATTTATTGCTCTGTGAGATATCTCCATTCTGATCGACATACAAATGGATCACGATTCTGTCTTTCAGTTCACCTTTTCCAAGACAGATCAGATGGTTGATTCCTCTCTGGTTGTTATCAGTTGTGAAATGCATATTATTATCATTATTCAACTCATGCCTATCAGAAAGATCGTTTATTGGAACAGCCTGTACTTTTACATAGCCAGACATACCGGCATCTCCTTCTTTGTATCTGATATCCAGACGATATCCGACAGATTTCAGCATCTTCATTAACCCATCATGCAGTGTACAATATCTGATAAACTGATAATTCTGAACTGTTACACCTGTATCCACATCTACTCCATAAAACAATCCTGGAAATTCGTTTTCCACCTTGCTCCGGATGATAGCATTTAACTCACCGGAAGCCGTGGTATAATCTTGGCCTGGCTGTGGCTCTATGATTTTATGCTGCATCATTCCGCGCCAGGTATCCCCTTGCAACCGGATCACGTCAGCACTGGTATCTGTACTGAATTCTTGTACGATTCCGCCGTATTCTGTGTCTGCAGCATAGACTCTCGTTCCATACGTTATGGATCCGTCCCACTCCCAGCGTTTCATTTCAATCTCAAAATCGTTCACACCATCCACACTAATTTCAAAATCAATCTTGCTTCCGTTAATGATTCCTGCAGGTCTTCCGTACCGGTCAGTTTTTATCAGATCCATTCCGGCACACTCCTTTCTTTTCTCACTGTGATATCAAAACCAAATTCTCCATTCCAGCTTACCAGGACGTCCCCGGCCGGGATCTCTTCAAAAACCGAATTCCCTGTAGCCTTTTTATAAAAGATATTCTGTTCCGTGCCATTTGCAAGCATTTTTACGATTGTTTTCTTTTGTGAATCGATTGTTATATATTCATTCTTTTCAAGTGTTTCGAAAATCTGATAGGTGTTTCCCTCGATCATAATCTTTGGATCAGCACAAGGTCCATAAATTATCATCCAGAAATTACTGCTTTTATAGTGATCTATATACCAGTGTTCCGTACCTGCCGCAGTCTTAGAAAAATCATACGTGTGATCATACGGATAATCCAGATACTCATAGATTTCACCTTTCCCCGACGCATCTGGATAAAAGCTCTTTGTAAGTTCTTCTATCCACATCGGATATGGACAGTAAATGTCAATGGTCATATCTGTCCATGAATTCCGTATGCCAGATACACTACTCTCAATGCTCTTGATGTAACACTCGATATAATATGTACCAAACCATATTCTGCCTGGTTTTAAACTTGCAATGTCGAATTCAAAGCAATTTGTCAGTTCATCCATCATTACTTTTCGTTCTTCCAGCTTGCCTCTGAATGTTAACGTGATCTGATATGTTTTTGCCTCTTTTTCAAAGTCATATACATTGACGCCCAGCTTCTGGCTCGTTGTCATAGGTTTCCATTCATATGAATGGAAGTAACCGGATGTAGATCTCATCCGGTCACCAACAAGATTGTACTCTTTTCCATTTGAGCAGACATATTTGATCTCTATCATGCGAATACAACCCCCAATTCTCTCAATGCTCTTATGATGTCTCGTTCTGTGATGTCTCCATCATCTCTTCCTTCGATGATAATTTTTAACAGAGCAATTAATGTATCCAGTCGGCTCACAGTTTCTTTTTCCGTGCTGTCTGCGTTTACATTCCGCTGCATCTCATATTCCATGCTCGCATTTGTAAACGGGCTGGTAGCCGCATCCTGCAGTTTTGACACGGCCGAATCTATGGACGGCAGATTGCCAACGATACCTTTTGCAAATCCGGCATCGATCATTTCACCTACGAACACGCCCCAGCGGGACGGAGAATGGATGCCAAAAAATGCCAGAACCTGGCTTTTAAAGTTTCCAAGTACTCCTTTCACAGCATCCCACATCATATGGCCTGCGTTTCTTAAGCCATTAGCTATACCGCGGACAATATTTATCCCCACTGAACCCCAGTCTACCCTTATAAATGCGTTTTTTACGCTCGATACAATCTGTGGTATCTGTCCAACCAATGTAGGTATCGCCCGAATCAACCCAGCCGCTAATTTTCCGATAATTGTGATTCCGGATTGTAAAACCTGCGGAAGATTCTGACCTATTGTAGAGGTAATCTTGACAATCACCTGTGCTGCCGCTGATACAATTTGTGGAAGGTTCTTTATAATCCCATTTACAAGATTAAGAAGTAATGTTGCTCCCGATTGCAGGATTTTGGGGAACAAAGGATATATCGCATTTACAAAATTACTTATGATTGTTCCAGCCATAGTAATGATAGATGGGATTTTTTGTAGTATACCATTTACAAGATTTGTTACAATCTCCACACCTTTATTCAGGATCTTCGGAAGCTGCGATGTAATCGCATTCACTAGGTAGGATATGAGATCCTTCCCTTCAATTCCCAAAATCTGCCCTGCTGTGTTGTCTATGCTTCCCTTTAATTTGTCGATTATCGTTCGTCCTGTAGCAGCCCAATCTGTATTTATCAATTCCTTTGCCAAGGCTGCGATCAATTTAATGGCCGCCTCTGCCAGATATGGTGCATTTTCTACAAGTGATGCTGCAAGTTCTAATACGATCTTTCCGCCGCCATGTACAATTTCGCCCATATTATTTGCTGCCATGTTGATGCTACGCACAATAATACTGGTTACTCCCGCTATAAGGTCAGGCAACCCTGATAATACATTTGCAACAGCTGGAAGCAAGTTTCCAGCGAAAAATGTAATGGTTGTCTCACCAAGTGCTGCCAGAGCCGGTCCAACATCCATACCAAGCGCAATCTGCCCCATTACATTCTTGGCTGCTGCTTTCATGGAATTCATGGATCCGGATATCGTGGTTGCTGCTTCTTTTGCAGTTGTTCCAGTAATATCCAGTTCTCCCTGAATCACATGAATTGCAGAATATACATCTGACAAATTGTTGATATCATATTTCACTCCGCTGATTTTCTGTGCATCTTTTAACAGACGCTGCATCTCTGTCTTTGTTCCGCCATACCCCAACTTCAAGTTGTCCAACATGGTGTAGTTCTGTTTCGCAAATCCCTGGTAGGCGTTCTTGATGTCTTCCATATTGGATCCCATCTTATTGGCATTATCGGACATGTCTGTCATAGCCATATCCGCAACATCTGCAGCTTTTGATGTATTATTGCTCAAGCTGGATAACAGGCTGGCTGAAAAACTGGTGGTTAGTTCCATGTATTCATTTGCGCTCATCCCAGCAGTTTTATAAGCGTTGGCGGCATTCGCCTTAACCTTATCCGCAGACTTCTTAAATAACGTTTCGATACCGCCGATGCTCTGTTCCAGGTTCGCTCCTTCGCTGATTGACGCCTTGATTGCCTTTCCGATCGCAGCCGCGGCAATCACGTTCTTGATGGTTCCGATCATCTTACTTCCGAACGATGTTCCTGCCGGTCCAGCTTCCGGATCAATCGTTTCCTGGATCTTCCCCTGGATTCCCTGCGCAGACGGAATAATCTGCACATATGCTTTTGCAAGTTCTGTTGCCACTACTGCTCACCTCCTGTCAACCTTCTCCATTCATCGTCAAATTCCTGGCCGGAATCGAAGGTTTCCATTCCGCTTTCCTTGGGTTTTATATTCTCCATAAGAATTTCCACCAGGGATCTTGGCCGATTGATTCCACGCATACCGTCAGAGCTGTTGAGCCATGCTAACATCCTTGTGTTGTCTGATATCATCGCAAGTAACGTCTGGTCTGTTGTTAGTTTCGATTTGGTTATTGCCATGCCTATCCTTGAGTCTGGCCTCAACCCACATGCAAAAATCCCCGCCATGTGCAATGGCAGGGATCTATAATCATAAATGTGATACGTTTCTGCAAAATCACAGATCAGCGCATCCTCATCTGTGTTAATCATGTGGGCGAGGATCAAGAGTTTTTTCCTGGTTTATTCCCTCCGAGAATCTGCGTGATTTCTTCAATCATCTTTGTTGCTGATACCCTTCCATTCTCATTTCTGACATGGTCTTTCAGAGCTTTCAGCTGTTCCGCCCCAAGGAGCTGCTTTGCAGATACAGTGATCTTTGAGGCGTCTCCTTCATCGATCGCACAGAGATTTTCTAACAGCTCATAATCATCCATGTTCTCTTCGTTCAGCTTATACTCAAATCCGCTTTCTGTGGTTCCTGTAATCATCGTTATTCACCTTTCTTCACGATATATTCGTAATGTGTCTGACCGGTTTCGTCCGGAGTGGCTTTCAGCGTTGTTTCATATCCGATGGCTTCCGAGTCTTTGTATACGATATCTGCTACTTCGGAAACTGTCGCAGACGGGATAACGATTCGTTTCAATGCGCCTTTCAAGATCATGTCTACAACATATGCGGATGCTTCCGTTTCGTTGTTGTTTGCTTTTACCGTGATGCCCGTTTCCAGGGTTCCGGTTACATTTTCATCCCCGTACACTGTTTTCAGCACTTCAACGCTTAAGATTTCCAGTAGCTTAAATTTAAAGCTGTCTTCTTTGCTTGTCTGGAGATCTAACACCGTGTCACCGCCCCAAGCCTTGACATTATCACTTTCCGGGCTATTTGAGTTGGTCACTCCATCGTCTGAGCAGTAACCCAGTCCCTTAAACGCCACATTCAGGGCAGATTTTGCATCCGTCGGAAGTTCTGTTCCAACCGGTGCCCGAAAGATCGCACCGCCGATTTTCGGCTTGCCGGCACTTACATTTTTTGTATCCATTCTTTTTCCTCCTAGTAATAGACGATATCGAAGACAGCCTGGTAGCGATATTTTTTCCTTCCGGTATCGGAATAGTTGTAGTCACTATTCAGCTCACATCTGCTGATATCATCCAGTTCAATCGACTTTTCCATTGCTTCTTTTACACGCTCGTTCAGAGCTGCTGCCTTGTACATAGACGTAGAATAAGACTGGATAGCCAGTGTTGCCTGAGAAATATGATTTTCTGCACCGGATCCAGTCTTTTCCACCATAACATATTCAGTTCCCAGATTATCCTCTTCTTCCATCCGAACCGGCAGGCCAAGGCTATCCTGCAGATAATCTTTAATGATCTTTTCTATCATGTTTTCCTACCGCCTTAAGTAACCCATTATTTCCATCGTCTCCACCGACTTTGACAGCCGCACGTGTCTGAGCAACATAAGCATCGGTGCCTGCGTTATTTGCTATCTTCGTGGCATGTTCCATGAGGACAGCCTGCATCTCCGGTGATCGCATCAGTTCTCTTACTCCGGCTCTGTTTAAAACCACCTTTACTTTTTTACTCATATCGCTCCACCATCCATTTCTGGTTCCAATCCAGTGGAATATTTTCCTCAATTCCCTGTTGCGATAAGCTTATCACTCTCCATGACTGGCCGAAGAAGTCCACTCTGCACTCTTTCCATTTATGATCATCGCCTTTTGGAATCGCAATGTTGTACACTGCCTTTTTTCCATATAGATTAACTGCATCCAGGATCTCTGTGGTTGATGCAGGTGCTACCAGAACATTTTCTACGGTTACCGGATGCTCTTCATATACCGGATGGTCGAATTCATCCTTTCCTGTCTCTGTCTTTTCATACAGTGTTACCGGGATCCCTTTAAACATTTCAACTCTCCTCCGTTTGGATCAGATTCTGATACGGGTCTGTATATCCGATCCGGTTCCCCGTTCCCAGGATCTTTTTATCCAGTTTGGTCAGGTACAGTTCCCCGCTTCCGTTCGCGTTTGTCCAACTCTGTGAATATCCCAGTGCGGATGCGGTAGCCTGTGTTGTCCCGATCGGGACTCCCTCCTCACCACTTCCCAGTACGCGGATCACCATGTTGCAGGATACAAGTCTTTTGGACTCTGCTGTAGCTTTTGTATTAAATGCATCAATGATGATCCCTGCATCTTCCAGCAGTGCCTCACATCGTTCCATCTCCGATGTTTCCACCGGTTTTCTTTTTGCGATATCCTCAAATGTTGCGTACACCATGTTCCCACCTTATTTCTTTGTCCGCGCTGCTGTTCTTTTTGCAGCGGTTTTCACCGGCTTTTCCTCTTTCACCGGCTCCTGGATTTCTAATTTTTCCCGTTCTACCGCTTCCTGGTTTTCTGTTTCTTCCTGCTCCGCCGGTTCCTGGCTTACGGTTTCCTCTTCCGGTTCTGTGACCGGTTTGAAAACAGCTGGGTCCAGCTCCACGCCGGACTCGACTGTCACCCCTGTCTGTTTGTATAAATATTTCATGTCCTACTCTCCACTGACGATCTTTGCAAACGCATTGCTGTCCAGGATTCCGATTCCATACACAATCTCTGCGCGGATCGCGATCTGGTTCTGTCTCTGCAGGTCTCCCAGTCCATCCGGATCGCCATATTCGATCATGTGTGCCCCGATGGATCTCTGCACGCCCCAGCGGAACGCATTGAACTGTCCAACGATTCCGAGCAGTTTGGACGCTACACTGATTTCATTTTTCGCAGAAACCGTGTCAGATACTGCTGCATTCATACCCAAAAAGTTGGAAGTATTCTGTCCGAATCCAAGTTCCGGATAGATCTTTCTTCCTGTCGTGTCTCTCATTGTCGACAGCCCGAAAGAAAGTGCCGGATCCATGGCGATTCCGCTCGGCGTATAGCCCGCAGAGACGATCGTTCCTGCTGCCGCTTCGATCGCATCATCGTACTTTGTTCCGGAAAGAGTGGATGACTGTTTTGTATCGATCAGCCCTTCTTTTACCATGGATGATACCGTTCCAGTCAACGGATTGATCTTGTGAATCCCAACCAGATCCAGTGCCCTTCCAAGCGCAATACCGGCATTGGACGCCAGATCTTTTAATACTCCGATCTGTACATCTTCGTCCGCCCACTGGACTTCCTGTGAAAATCTCATCGTTACCTGCAACTTGAATGGGGTTACCGTCTTTGCTGCATACGTGGTCGGTGTCGGTGATTTCTTGTCGCCTTCCCCCACCAGTTCTGCTTTCGGCGGTGCCGTCAGCACCCATACCTGCTGTTTCCCGAATTTCTGCGGTGTTGCCCCGGATAACTGCGCCAGGGTAGAACCTTTCTGTGCTTTCTCGAAAATCCCGGCGGAAATCTCTGCCGGAACTTCAAAATTTGAACTGAGTAATGCTGCCATATTTATTCTCCTTTACCGAAAATCTGATGTGCGAATTCTCTCATCGCATCATCTTCTGCGTGATGTTCTGTTACATGTCTTTTATTGCCCTTTGTTCCCGGATAGCTTTTGGGATTTGCAAATTTCAGGATCGCTTCTGCCTGTTTTTTACAGTTTTCCTCATCTTCCCCGGTCAGTAACTCTGCCGGGACTCCGGTGTCTTTTGCAACTTTTTCTCTTACCTGTCTTACAGTGCCTTCTTTTTCGAGCTTCGTGAGTTTTGCCTGGAGCGCATCTGACTTTTCTTTCTCCTTCTGGAGTTCCGTCTTGCTCTGCTCCTGGTACTCATCATACTTGCTTGCTTTTTCTCTCAGGTCTTCATAATCAGAATATTTCTGACGCTCTCTCGCAAGGCGTCCCTCTACGATCGAATCTACTTCTGCCTGGGTGAATGTCTTATCGTCTGCCATCTTGTTTCCCTCCTGATTTGAGTATTTTTGTTTTTTCCACGTTTCAGGCACGTGTTGCCAATCGAGTAGGAGAAAATTCCTCTTGATGAGGAATTTTCGACCTCTCACACCACCGTGCGTACCGTTCGGTACACGGCGGTTCAATCAACTTAACATGTAACACACCTTTCAGTGTAATAATCTAACATTGAGATTAGTCCAAATGAGGCTAATCTCTTGTTTGTTATTGCTATATTTACAGCACCACAGCTACATACATGAGCATAGGCTCTTGAACAATAACCAACTTTGTATGCTGTAATCCTGTCAATTCCAAGCTTCATCAAATTCTTCGCACGATTCTGCGGAGTTTTCCAGTGTTTCCATATGCACATACGAAGTCTATACCGAATATTTGCATCTAATTTCGCACATAAGATTTTCATACTACCTATCTTGAAGTAGTTTATCCAACCTCGGATAAGCTGATTGAGCTTCTCTACCTTATAGCTGTTGCTGACGCCCCAACTTCGGCAGGTGAGTCCTTTCATTCTTTTCTTAAACTTCGCTACTGATTTTGCATGCGGTTTTGCCTTAAACTGATGTGCTCTTGAATCAAAGTAGAATCCAAACCCAAGGTATTTAAGTCCGCTTGGTCTATCTACTTTGCTCTTAGTCATGTTGACTTTGAGCCCTAGTTTCTCTTCGATGAATCGTGAGATATTTCTCATAACTCTGTTTGCAGACATTTCACTTCCAACCATGATAATACAGTCATCCGCATATCGTACAAAATTAAGCCCTCTCTTTTCCATTTCCTTATCCAGTTCGTTCAACATGATGTTTGCCAGTAGCGGCGAAAGGTTTCCTCCTTGCGGTGTTCCCACAATAGAGTCCTCATACTCATCATCTATCATGATTCCGCTGACTAGGTATTTCCTAACAATAGAGATGACATCTCCATCTTTAATCGTTCTACCAATAATAGTCATCAACTTATCATGATTTACTGTGTCAAAGAACTTTTCCAAGTCAATGTCTACAATCCAGTCATTACCATCATTCATCATATCAAGTGCTGTTAGGATTGCTTGCTGTGCACATCTATTCGGTCTGAATCCGTAGCTATGGTCATGGAACTGTTCCTCATAGATTGGTGTTAAGACCTGTGCAATGGCTTGTTGTATGAATCTGTCTGTTACTGTTGGTACTCCCAGGTTTCTGACACCACCGTCTGGCTTTGGTATCTCCACTCTTCGTACTGGTTGAGGTTTATATTTTCTTGTCCTCAACTGTTCCTTGATAATTTCGCCGTCCTTTACAAGATGTTCTTTAAGTTCTGTGTACTTCATTCCGTCCACTCCCTCGGCACCTTTATTTCGTACGACTTGCAGATATGCTCTGTTGAGATTATCGCTGGATAGTATCTGCTTCATTAGACTACTTGTGTCCATGCGTTCTTTCCTTTCCGTCTCGCTTGATTTGACCACCCTTTTCCCGATTGGTTACGGCAGATGTTGTCATTTCTGCAATACGAGACATACTCAAACTTATTGATTGTTCGCCCCTTCGCTCCATCTCCATTACAGAGACTTCTTCGCTACTATGGGCTCGGCTGACTTCTCACAGTTCGTTGTTACTAGGCTAATGAAACCTCTGTGAGACCTCCACGCTTAAGGTGCACGCTCTTTCCTCTCATATATCCGCCACATTTACTCGATTCCTACAAACGGCAACTTTACGGCTTTGTCTTATTTAGCAGACTTACCAAGCGGAACCTAGCCTCATATGTGATTTCTGTCCGTCGGACCAAGAGTTTGCTTACAGCTTCCTTCAGATTCTACCTTACGATAGACACCCTTGCTGTTCAGCTATACACTTCCTTGTCGCCTAGGCGTGTTCGGGACTTTCACCCGTTAGAGCGCGCCCATGGCGCGCAAACTAAAAATAACACGCATTTCTGCGTGTTAAAATTTACCTCTCTTATGTGATCAGCACCATTTTGCCAAAATAATTACCGCGACACATATGATCAGAATATTCATCGTTGATGTTGCCATCCCGCTCACCTCCTTGCACCGGTGCAATTTTCTAAAAATGAGTACAAAAATGCCACCAACCATTTCTGATCAGTGGCGTTTAATACCATATTACCGTTTTTTCTTCCGGTGGATTCTCCATTTTTGCAATACGTTTTAATTCCCGTTTTACATGTGGCGCAGCAAACATATTTGCATTTTCATGTTCCATGACTTCTCCATCAGAAATCTGTATTTTTATAAAGCCTTTCGGTTCTTTTCCCTCTGGATAGTAATCGGCTGAAATACTATCATTTACCTTCTTTATGTTTTTTAAGATTACCATAATATTCCAACACCTCCCTTGGGTAATTATACTTCTCCGATGCCAGCTCATGTGCTTTCCTATGATCTATTTCAGGATTTTCCTCTTTGATCTTCATTTCCAGCAATTCATGTTCTACCAGAGTCTTATCATGCGGTTTGATATTCTTTCCGGTCATCAACCGTTGCCAACTTTGTGCAATCGCGCAATCTGGATCAAACCGTCTGCTTTCTCCTGTGTCCGGATCAGTGAAAGAATCATCTTCGAATAAGTACGCCTTAATTTTCTTAATTTCTGCCTCTTCTTTTCCGAGATTTTGAGCAATTTTCTTTGCATCCGTTGAAAAGCTTCTGATTTCTTTATAGTACATATCTGCAAACTTTTCCGCCTCTGCACTATCCAGATTCGTAATTCTGGCTCCTGATATCATTATATCAGAATGCAATAGTTTTTCAATATCTCCCGCCTTTTTGTCCGCATACAGCTTTCTCTTTCTTGCATTGATAGCATCCTTATTTTCCTGATAGCGGATCCGGCGCATGGCGTTGATATCGCCATCGGCATTGTTATATTCTTCGAGATACTTCTCTGGATCGTATCCAGCCACTGTACTCTCCCTGTCAAATCTGACGGCATATTCACAATCGCAGTGTGCATGGATATGTTCTGCATGTCCTTTTCTGAGTGTCTCTTTCGATACCCGTTGCCATCCTCTGGATGCCAGCGTGATGCAGAATGCGCAGGTGTCACCATGGGGTACCCAGGCAAATTCTGCACCGTCTCTTTTGGCGTTCTTCAGTGTGGTATCTGCGCCGACAAGCTTCACCAGTCGTTCCAGCGCTGCGGGAACCTGCATCTGCGACCGTTTCATGGTTCCATGGACTGTCTTTGCCACTTCCCCATACTCCGGAAGATCTGCAATCTCTGCCGGTGGAACCGTTACGCCCTGTGCTGCTGCCGTGGCTTCGTACATCTGGCAGGATAAAGCACCGATCGCCTTCCCATAGTGCTGCGACAGTGCATAGGCGTAATCCAGAAGTGCCTTATCGTTTCCAAATCCATTTTTCCGGACCCATTCCTGCATCAGATCAGCTGCTTTCCGGCTGATCCGTGACATCTTCGTTATGTACTGTGTCCACGCCTTCGTCGATATTTTCATCGTCAAACTCCTCCGTCAGGATCGTTTCTCCTTTTGCCCTCTGCTCCTGTGCTCGGATTCTCCGGATATCTGCCTGGTCGAACCCGATCATCTCGAGGAATACATCTGTCTGTGCAAATCCTTCCCTTGCCGTTGAGATCTTGAGTGCCGCATCCGTAGTAGAAGCAACACTCGGCATTGCCGGATTTTTGAAGTGCGCAATGATCCCCTGCTCGTCTTCCGGCAGGGTATCCGGTGTCACCCCGAATTCTACTGCAAGTGCCATCCGACCGAGCCGGTACAGTGCATCCCCGTTGGATTCATTGAGCTGTTCTGCCATAGCAATCAAGGTCTGGGACTGCGCAATAATTGCATCGCTCGATGTCGGATTCGCATCATTGATCACCCCTACATCTGCCGCTGTCAGACCGGTTGCAGCGGAAAACTGTGTTGCCAGCATTCGCAACATCTGTACATGTGGTTCGATATTTCCCTGTGTCAGCTGCCCAAATGCCGGTTTTTCACCGGTTTCCGGGTTATTCGTACTGTACAGGATGCTGCCGACGTACTGTCGAAATTTGTTGTCGATCAGCTGATCATATTGTTCATCTGATACTCCCAGTAGATATTTCTGCGGAGAAGTGGCAAATTCCAGTCCTATCGTCGCATTCGCTACCGTCCTTACATATCCTTGAATCAGCCTGCGGATGGGTTCCTTCAGTCTTGACTGTCCAAACGGTTTGTCATGTGTGGCATCCCAGATCATGGCAACCATCATCGGTTCCCCGAAATGCTGCGGGGTTCCCTTTGCATACCAGGTTCCTCCGATCCGTTCCAGCTCCCAGATATCTGTTTCCGTGTAGAAATTCACATGCTCCGGGGACCAGGTGATATCCGACTCATCTTTTCGCCCGTCTTCAAACGCAAACCCGCATTTGATCCTGCCATTATGTGCGTCCCAGGATGCTGCTGCACAGTGCGGGGAATAAAACCGGATCTCCGCGCCGTCCTTTTCCCCCGACACAGCCGCGAACACGCAGCCATACTTTAATTCTTCTTTGACTGCTTTTCCATATTCTGTGCGTAGATGATTCCTGCGCAAAATTTTATTCATGCTGTCGGAATTGTCTCCATTTTCTGTTACATATCCATCGAACATGGATCTTGCCGCCAAGACATCTACTGCCTTGCCTCCCCAGGCACAGCCGATCTGCAGTTTTCCAAGGCCTGACGGCAATGCGATCCCGAGGTTCACCTCATTCAGTGTGATCTTCCCGTTGTAATAGCGCCGTTTCTTCCGGTTGGCTGTCCGGTGATAATCATAGATATATTTCAATTCGTCCAGCTGCTGCTGTTCTTCCTCTGGCAGATCTACTACCTTTCCAAAATTTAATTGCATTATCCTATCCTCATTTTTCTGCTCGGATCACGTTTTGATGTCCGGCATCCCCACAGTGCCAGGGCTGCCGCCTCGATCGGTGTGGAATTCTCCCCACCAAATCCCCAGCCGCCGGATATCTGTCTTTTTACCGCGGTCACTGCCGATTCCTGTAAGATCTCCTGATATTTATACCAGGATACCGTCTGCTCATTGATCTCCTGGGTCAGCTGGCTTGCTGCCGCAATGACATCTTTCGCTGCAGGTTTTATGATCGAATTTCTATATTTCCATACCGGTGTTATCTTCTCTATCAGGTAATCCACGCCGTTTCGTCCATCGATCACCACGCAGGATGCTTTCATGTACCTCTGGTTCAGCCAGTCCGCAAGCCACTGGATGCCCCTGTCCGTTGGCTGCATCTGGATCAGGGATATCCTTGCGCATCCATCTTTCGGGCATACCGCTCCGCACAGTGACACGATGGATCCGTCCGCGGAAAATTTGATTCCATACGCTGTTTTTCCTTCCGGCTTTTCCTCTTCAGATGCACACTGTTCCCATTTTTTTCTGTCAATCGCATAGTCCTGTTCATGGTTTTCTTCTGACCACCATCCCAGCCGTTCACGTGCAAAGGTATCTGCGCTCATCTGTTCACATTCCGCTGCAACCGTCCTTTCCCTCATCCTGCGTCCCAGCGCTGGGTTGCATGCTGCCCATCTCTTCCGGTCTGTGACATCCCCGATTTCCGGAACTGAGTATTCTGTCCAGGCTATGGTTTCACTTTCTCCGCTCAATGCCTTTTTCCGGAGTTTCTTGAATACATCCCCGGTACAGTTTTCATCCGGCGGAGTCCCGAGGTATATGGTCTGCGGGTTTCTGGATGCAGATATTGCCGGAAGGAAGGATGCCTGCTGCTCCGCTGTCAGCTCCTGCGCTTCATCGAAAACCAATAGGTCTCCATGCAGACCACGTCCGCCATTCCTGGTCCTCGCGACAAAGACAACCTTTCCTCCATTCTTCAGGATGATCTGCTCCCGTCCCAATGCCGCTTTGATCTCTTTTACATACTTTTTCAGTCCCCTGCTTTCAAACAGCCCCTTCAACTCCATAAAGGTTTCTGTGGCTGTTTTCTGGAGATGTGCCGTGTAAACGGTCCGCTCACCGTACATGATCATTCCTGATGCAATACGCCCGGATATATTCAGTGTTTTCCCGTTCTGGCGCGGGACCGACAGCCCACAGCTCGATGCTGCCCAGATATCATCCTCTGTCCTGCCCATCCAGTCGGACAGGACGTTCGCCTGCCACGGATCCACGATCAGCTTTCCGGCTGCCAGTATCTTTTCCGCATCTCCCCCGTCTGTATATGCGTATTCCGGGATGATCCTAACGGACGGCTCCTGGCTTCCCATCAGCTTCTCTTTCGGCGAGGATCCTGCTGATCTCATCGTCATCTTCTGGTGCTCCTTTAATTTCCTCGATTTCTTTGATTGTTTCCCTGTACTGCTTCACCAGCTGCGGCACTGTCTTCATACTGTCATCCAGTTTTCCGGTACACAGGTCGATCTGTTTTGCCAGGATCCTGGCCAGATTTTCCAGCTGTTCCAACCGGCTTCCGGATGCCGCTACCGTTGCCATTTTCTTGGCTCTTGCCATCCCCTGACCACCTCCTTATAATTTTCCTGTGTGTAAATCGGCGCTGACGGCAGGGGGGTTGCCTTCGGCCGCATGGGGGGTACCCTCCCCACGCCTTACCAGGTGCCGTCCTGAGGGTTGATTTTCAAACTTGTGTTCGTTTTATGCAGCTCGCTTGGTGTCCTGCTTCCTTTCATGGCATTACAACAATAATGAGCAGCTTGCAGATTGTTCCAGTCCTGTGCTGCTGCCTCCCTGGAGGCGTACCCAAACTCTTTCCATCTGGACACAGGCTTGATCTCATCGATCACAAATGATAACGGATGATCGCTGTCACTCGGTTCATCGTAATGAATAGGACCAAGCTTTCCTCTGCATATTCCGCACTCGCCTCTGATTGCTTTCAATCTTGCTCTGTGCTTACGTCTTAGGTTTCCATTTGCGCTTCTAGGGTTTCCCATCGTTGCTCCTCCTCCTGTTTGACTCAAAAAGAAAATGCGCCCGGATCAACCGGACGCATACGCATCTGCAGGTCTCAGTCTGGTGTGACCTGCTGCCAGATCAGCTCTGGCAGGCTCCTGAACTACTTTTGCCTGTCCAGGTAGGCGGGCTGTTGTACGCCATCATCGGCGATCGGAACACCAGGATTCGAACCTGCAGCTCGCTTTTACGGCTCTTGCTCCCTCCCGATCGGGGAGATATTCCAAAGGGGTGGCGGTTTTACAACCGCCTGTTCACATAGAAAGGTTGAAGTTTCCAAACACAGAGGAATGATTAACTACCGTCTTAACCCATTTACCATACTAGCACTTTTGAATGGGACATTGGGGTACATTTTGAAAAAATCTTTGAATTCTTTTCTTAACATTCTCATCTGTGTATCGTATCCTGCGTTTTGGATACAATGCATTCATCCTTTCTGCAGTCTGTGCATAGGTCAGGTCATCAATGAAATAAAACCGCAGCATCGTCCGAAGTTCACTTTTTTCGATTGTCTGAATAAACTCTTCTGCCTGTGTCTGCTTTTCCAACAATTCCACTTCCAGTTGTTCCTGTAGTGCAATCTTTCTTTTCAATTGCTGTCGTTTCCGTTCAATCAGACCATCCGGTTTTCCCGTAATTTTTACACTTCCCAGGGATTTTTTCCCCTTCTTTCCTCTCGACACTGAATCAGTCACGATACTGTTTTCCAGTTTCCACAGCTGGCTACGGTCCTTTTCTATCCTTCTTCGCAAATCCTTGGCTTCTACTTTCATATCTGCGTACTCCATCAGGATTTCCTTTTCCAACGGTATCACCTCCCCATGACGACCATGAATACTTTCGTTTGCTCTTTCTGTCTCTGACCGCGATATTATAATCAGTTCCAACCCGGTAACATCCAGAAACCTTCTTACCAGATCAAGTGGCTCTCTGATATGCTTCGGGATATGTCCGGTATTATGTATTGCCTTTTCTGCTGTTGGATCCTTGTATCCTTCACTATTCATCTGGCACCTCCCACTTCTCCACTACAGATCGTATAGTATCCATCTCGCACATTCACACATTCCAACATTTCCAATAGTAAGATCTCCCCAACTGCATGTATCGCAGTCTTTCCCTGACATGGTATATGCCTTTCTTGAACATTTGCAGAAGTCTTTGACCATCTCTTCCGTGATTATGACAAAGATACTGATCTTATCTGATTTTGTTGGAATTTGAACAATCTTTTTCATGATTAGCGCCTCCTACATCCATTCTCTGTGCTGAGCATCTTCTCTCTTCATCGTGATCCCGCACTCATCATGGATGATCAACGCTGCGATTCCTACTACCTTCATCAGCAGCTCATCTGCGATCAGATCTGCCATGTCCTTTTTCATCTGCTGGATCTGGGCGATTGTCATTACTCGGGTGACTTCTTTCTTTTCCTGTCCACGCATCTCCCGACGTCTCTCTGTTCTACTCATCCAGAACACCTCCCGCAATCATTGCTGGCTGCTCCGAAGCAGTCCGGTCTGCATTTTGGTCTGTGCAGAAATACCTGCATCATTCGCTGCTGCCATTCCGGTGGTTGTGGATCCAGATGTTCTTCTTTCCACGCCTGTTTCTGTTCCTCTGTCTGCTGATCCAGTTCCTGACATTTCTTTTCGTATTTCCGGATTTCTTCCTCTGTCGCGTTTCGCATGTCTAATACCTCAATCATACTTACATCTCCTATCAAGTTCATCTAATACTGCCATGATGATTTTTTTAGAAAAATCACCCGGATATCTTTCTCTAAGTTCCGTTGCTTCCCGGATCAGCCTGTCCCACTCTTCATCTTCCCGTACACTATTGTGCTTTTTGAATAATTTCCAGACTTCAACGAAAAATCCCCAATGCCATTGCAATACTTTCAGTTCCATCGACATCACTCCAATTCTGTGACCCGAACGTATATCCCGGGAATCTGTGACCAGAACTTTTCCACAATCTCCGATGCAACCAGTGCGTCATCCTTCCAGAACCTGCAGGCTGTCATACAGTCTTTGAGAAGTTTTTGCAGGTTATCCGTATCCGGTTTCGTGATCCGGTATTCTCCGTCCTTATGGCTTCCTTTCTGGAAACACCACTTCACCACAAGCCGGCATCCTGTTTTGATCGGCTTTTCTGGTTGATGCTTCAGCAGGTGATCCATCAGCTTCGCCCTGGCCGCTTTCACTTCCGGTGGATCATAAAACACCGGTTTGCCATGAACGACTGTCACTTTCTTTTCCTGGTGTGTACAGGTCGGCGGTTCCATCGCCATAAAAAATTGCATCTCCATTTGCTTTACCTCGCTAACGTGTGAAACTTCTTTTTTTCTTCTGCCTTGTCATCGGGGAAGGGGAAGGGAACGGGCGGGCTGTGCTTTAAGCCCGTCCATTCCTACCCCCGTGACCACGCGATTGCGGGGGAAAATTATACCCTTTAGGGTAATGTTTTTTTCCGCCGCGGCAGAAAACATAAATTTACGTTTTTTTCCGCAAAATTGCGGAAGGAAAAAAACATGTTATTTTCCACAATCTGAATTTTGCAGAAAACGTGCAGATATGTTTTTTTCCGCAAACCCTGACATTTTGCAGAAAACATAAATTTACGTTTTTTTCCGCACTTCTCCATCTTGTATATAGAAGCCTCCATGCTCCTTGATCCGGTCTCTGAGGGAACGTTCTGAGATCCCCATGTACTGTGCAAGCTCTTTCAATGCCGGTGGATTTCCGAAATTTGTGGCTTCCACTGCTGTCTCAAGACTCTTCATCCGCTCCTCTTTTTTCTGCTCTTTGGGCTTCCTCTTTTCCATTGCTTTCTGCCATGCCGGCTTATCTGTATCCGGTTGGATGTCTTTCAGACTGTCCGACTCATCGATTCTGTGCACCGGATATTTAAACCAGAGATTGACCGGTTCAAACTTTGGAAACTCCCGGAGCGTCCCTTCAATCCTCCATGCTGTCATGCTCTTAGCTGCCGCAACAGCTGTATCGATATGGTTCTGCAGCGCGTTCATCTGCCATTTATCCAGGTGTTTTTTGCAGTAGCTGAGCATCTGTACACTGCTGCACAAATCGTCCTGAGAAAGGTCGTCCTGCCACTTGAAATGGGCATCCAGATACTCCTTGCATGCCTGGCACGTTGCTTTGTTTTCTTCCTGTTTTAGCAGGGCTTCTGTCGTCTCCAGTTCGATCAGATCCAGAAGTGCATCCGGATCACGGGCAAATACTCCGGAGCCGCTGGCACGGTCCATGGATTTTTTTCCTCCCTGGCTTCCTTTGCTGTGGTGGTGGCAATAGATCACCGCGCATCCCAGTTCTGTGCATACTTTGTCAAACTGGTTGCAGAAATTTGCCATCTGGTCTGCGCTGTTCTCATCCCCGGTGATGACCTTATAGATCGGGTCTATGATGATGGCTGTATAATCCTTTTTCGAAGCTCTCCGGATCAGTTTTGGTGCCAGTTTATCCATGGGTACGGATTTCCCCCTCAAGTTCCAGATATCAATGTTTCTCAGGCTATCCGGACGGATGCCAAGGGATGTATAAACATCCTTAAACCGATGCAGACAACTGGCTCTGTCAAGCTCCAGGTTCACATACATCACACGCCCCTGTGCACACTGCCACTGCAGCCATTTCTTTCCCTCGGCGATTGCAATGCACAATTCAATCTGCAGGAAGGATTTACCTGCTTTTGATGGACCTGCTATCAGCATTTTGTGCCCTTTCCGGAGGATTCCTTCAATCAGGCAGGGGGATAGATCCGGGAGATTGTCCCAGACGCTGTCCAGCCCTTCTGGATCCGGAAGATCATCGTTGATGCTCTCCATCCACTCCTGCCATTCATTCCAGGACTCCTTCCCAATGTTGGTATCTACTAAAAACTGTTTATGCTTTCCACGCATTACGCCCGGCATCCGGGAAAGCCTGGACGGATTCCGGTTCTGTGTATCTACTTTTATCCCATTCTTCTGGCATACATCATAGAGATAATCTACGCGTTTTCTGTATTCTGTGTAATCCGCTGCCTCCACGCGGACAATCGCATGAAGGCTCTTCTTTCCAGAATGTACCAGGCAGGCGATCGGTAGCTCCAGTTCACGCAGGATCGCATTCTGCTTGCTGACCTCCATTCCATCCGATTCTACCAGCGCATACCTGAAATCCGATACATTTTCATTTCTTACCCCCTGCCCGTCCAGCGGGTTAAAACGGATCCATGCACCGCCCTCCGGATCATAATCACCAAATACAGATCCAATATCTCCATCACATTCTGACAATGCCTTTATGAGCTGTCCGGCAGTACGGTCATAATTTCCTCTATCCTGCGGAACGTATTTTCCTTTTTCATTCTTCCAGCTTTTTGTCACATAGCCGACATTCTCCCCCGGCTCGAATAAGATCTCCAGATATTGGATCAGCTGGCTGACCGGGTTCCAGGTAACTGGTTCATGAACTTCCCTTTCTTCAATCCAGTTTCCATCCACTACCACACGGTCGCTGTCTTTTGCAATGGAATCTTCCCAGTCTATTTCATGTCCACGCTCCGGAACGAATCCATGCTCTACAGCCATCTGAAAGATCGTGCCACCTGTGACCGGGCTTGCATTCCCACGGAACGTATTCCATTTCCTTTCGCATTCTCCTGTATGGTATCTTCCGCTATCCTGCCTGCTCCAATGATCCCAGTCACTGACCGAATACCCTTCATGCTTCAGCGCCATGCCAACATTAACCCATTCCTGATAATCCAGTTCCGCCGGATGAATATATTCCATTAACTCTAAAAGGCTTGTCTTCTGCTCCATAATTATGCTCCTTTATACTCCTGCGGATTGATGCCCTGCGGGATGCGCCATCCGTTTGCTGCGATCCTGTCGATCAGTTTCCTTGCCGTTTCAAACTGCCATGTGCCCACGTGCTGGAATCCTCTTCCTTCTAGGAAACGGATCTGTTTTGGGGTTGTGAGTCCCTCTTCTTTCCGTTTGTCCAGGCGGTCAAGGATCTTTGCCGCTTTCCCTGCATTCTCGATCTGGTCCGGAAGTATCCCTAGTTTTTCAAGTGTTGCTTTCTGTTTCTCTGATGGCGGCCCCATTTCCCAGCCAAATGCAGGGACATATCCAGAAAGGTCCTCTGCCTGGATACTCATTTCAAACTGCAGGGGATCTACCAGTTTCTTTTTCCTGCGTTTCATTTCTTCTAACTGCTTCGCAAGTGCCTCTTCTCTTTGTGCCACAACATCCTCTGCCGCTGTCTTTTCCGCTTCTTCAATATCGACAGGACACCCTGCCTGTTCGATATGTTCTGTCATCTTTTTTGCGACTTCCTCATCCTGACAGATCAGGCTTGCCGGATGACATAACTCATGGCGTTCGGTATGCCATAAAAAATCCAATAATAACAGATGGTCTTTCCCTGGTGACAGGCGAGTTCCGCGTCCAACCATCTGGCAATACAAGCTGCGTACTTTTGTTGGACGCAGTACCACCACGCAGTCTACAGATGGGCAGTCCCATCCTTCTGTCAGCAACATGGAATTACACAAAACATTGTATTCACCGCGGTCAAAGGCTTCCAGAACTTCTGACCGGTCCTGGCTGCCCCCGTTTACTTCCGCTGCCCGAAACCCATGAGCATTTAAAAGATCCCTGAATTTCTGGCTTGTTTTCACTAACGGAAGGAACACTACCGTTTTTTTATCTTTGCAATATTTCTCCATTTCCTGTGCGATCCCCTGCAGATATGGATCGAGCGCAGTGCTGATATCACTGGCCTTAAAATCACCTGCCTGTACCCCGACACCAGTCATATCGATTTTAAGCGGAATTGTAAGGGCCTTGATCGGTGAAAGATATCCCTCCTTGATTGCTTTCGGTAATGTATATTCATAAGAAAGGGATTCAAAATAACTTCCAAGGTTCCTCATATCGCCCCTGTCTGGAGTTGCCGTGACGCCAAGGATTTTTGCACTGCTGAAATGATTCAGGACTTTTTGATAGCTGTCTGAGATACAGTGATGTGCTTCATCAATGATGATGGTCTGAAAATAATCTTCCGGGAACTGTCCCAGTCGTTTCTCACGCATCATAGTCTGTACAGACCCTACGACAACGCGGAACCAGCTCCCCATACAGGTTTCTTCTGCCTTTTCCACGGCACATCCAAGCCCTGTGGACTGCCGGATCTTATCGGCAGCCTGCTCCAAAAGTTCTCCACGGTGCGCCAGTATCAGGACCCGATCTCCCCGGCGCACACAGTCTTCCGTTACTTTTGCAAAAACGATCGTCTTCCCACATCCGGTAGGGAGGACGAGCAGCGTTTTTAATACGCCGCCATCCCACTGCTCAAAGATCGCTTCCCTTGCTTCCTGTTGATATGGTCGTAATTCCATTATTAAAAGCTCCCTGCCGTATATTTACCCTGTTCCTTTGGGTAGATCTTCTTGATATGGTTGTACTTTTTGGATGGATCATTTTTATCCGCATCCAGGGATATCTGCGCACGTCCGGTCAATCCCGGAAGTGCATTCCAGTTCATTCTGACTTCTTCCCCTTTTTTCTTGAGTCCGACTCCGCAGAACAATTCGGAAAGTTTCCATTCCAGTCTGGAATGCAGGATATAATTTTCTTTGATCGTCACTTCCTGTCCTTCCGGTGTACGGATATTAAAAAATACGATCGCCATGTTGCTTGGCGGGATCTTTGCACTGCCCTGTGATCGTCCTCTCTCATAATGGTCAATCGTAAATTCATAATCCCCTTCCGGCAGTTCCACAAAACTGCTGTCGTTCTGGATATTGTCATCCCAGCTTAATTCTCTTCCTTCTGTTCCCATTCTTTCTTATCCTCCTATTTCTAAAATGGTATCTCCATTGTCTTCCGCGCCTGTTTGATCATTTCAAACACCTGGCTCCATGCGCCAACCAGCACTCCGGATACAAAGTCTTCCGGATAATCTCGGATCGGCATATCAGACGGGAAGTATCCGCGTGCTGCCACTGCATTCTGAATCTCCCATTCATCTACGCGGTTATTTACCATCAGGTCACGTAATGCCTGGGGGATCTCCGGATCCGGTTCTGTAAATGGCGGATCCTCCGGTTGCTGATCCGGTAAAGGTTTTTCCGGCTCAGCAGTAACCGGTGAAGCAGCTTCTTTGGATTCTACCTTCTGCTTCTGTTCGGTTTGTCTTACTGGTTCCTGGATCTGTACAGGCGGCTGTTCACCTGCTCCCCGATCCGGCTCGATGATGTGCTGGATGGACTCATATGTAAACGCAACCTCCTCCGCAAGACCATATCTGTTTTTGGCATCCCAGCATGGATGATGGGATGTATACATCACCCTTCTTCCTCCCTGCGCCTTATGTTTTTTACCTTTATCATCAACGGATACCGACATGGTCTTATAATTCGCAAATAAGAGCATATCTGCCCATTCTTTTACCAATGGAGAAGTCTGGGAAGAAGTCTTTTTTCCGAGTTTTAATTCATATCTGTCATATGCACCCATTTCATCCGGCTGTTCGAACTTTCTGATCTGTGCATGGGCTGTGAGAACCACATGAACCCCTGCATCCACCACTTCACTGAGTGCATTCAGAAACCGTCCAAATTCTTCCTTGGCATACACATAGCCATTTCCATATCCGAAATCTTCGATCCCTTTCTTTCCGTTGCGGTCGCAGATATCCTTCACGCACATCTGCTCTGCCCAGTCTGCAGTATCGATTACAAGGGTCTTGCAGATCCCCGGATTTGCTTTTACATAACGGATCTGATCCATGAGCATCTGCCAGCTGCTGGGTGTTTCAAAACGGGCCACATCCATATCTTTGGTGCTTCCTTCTGTATCGATAAACACAGGATCCGGAAACTTGCTGGCAAAGGTCGATTTTCCAATCCCCTCCGGTCCGTATATGACAACTTTCTTTGCACTTGCCAACTTTCCTCTGATAATACGCATTAAAATGCACCTGCCTTCCATTCTTTCTGTTCTGCATGTTCCTGTCCGACCACATAGCCATCTTCGATGATAATGCTGCATTCATCCCCTGTACTGACTCTTGTAGCAATCGCCTGCAGTCCTTCTTTTTCAAGCCACTGTCCAAACTCCTGGAGCGTATCCAGATCCATCTGTTCCAGCTTATCCAGGAGAACAAACCCGCAGTTCGGGTTCAGTTTCCGTATAATCGCAGTGGCTACTTTCAGACGGTCCGAACCGGACATGTTATCCCACTTCTGTCCTTTGTAGATCAGTTCCCCTTCTTTAACGGACAGTTCCGGTAACGGCAGTTCCACAGATTCAAGAAGTTTTGTTTTTTCTTCTCTGGTATCGTTAATCTTTTTCGTCAGGTCCGCATACTGGTTTCTGTACTCCTTCGCATCCTCTTCTGCTTTTTCCTTATCGAGGTTTGCCCGGACTTTCCGGTTGATCTCTTCGATATGGGAAATGTTCTCTTCCAGTTCTCTAGTAGAACGGTCCTGAAGATCAGAGGCTGTCGTTCTGGCAATCTCGATATCTGCTTTTACTGCTGCCTGCTTTTTCAACAATTCTTCCATCTGTTCATTGATCTTTTGATAATCCTGTTCTAGCCGGTGGAGTTTTTCCCGCTTTCTCTGGTTCTCCCCATTCTGTGCAAGGATCTCCTGCTGTTGTCTAATCAGCTCTGAAGCAGAAACCAGTTCTTTCGGCGTATCCTGGTAATACGGCTGCTCTTTTGCGAATTTTTCTTTCTGATCTGCGATGCGACCAATCGCAAGGCGCTCATTATACAGCTCCTTTTCTTCCTTCTCCAGTGTCATCAGGCTGTCCTCTACACCAATAACCTGAAGCAGAATCCTTGCTTTTTCCTGAGAAGTAGACTCCAGAAATCTTGGCAAATCGATGGCAAGCTGTTCGATAAATTCATTCAACAGCTGCTGCCCTGCTTTCTTTCCATTCGGATCTGTAACTTTCAGGGTACTGTTCTTTCCTTTTCTTTCCACAACCAGACCATTGTTCATAACAATATGCAGGTTGGGCGGGATTAAGGATCCTTCCCGGGTTGACTGGGAAGGTTTGTAACGTTCCCCTCCCAATGCCCATGCAATGGAATCCAGCACAGAGGTCTTTCCCTGGTTATTTTTTCCACCAATGATCGTAAGGCCATTCTGGTTTGGCTCGATCTTAACTGCTTTTACACGTTTAACATTTTCAATCTCAAGTTTATTAATCTTCATTGGCATACTTCATTTTCTCCTTTACTCATCATCATCCTCCAGACAATTGTATTCATCCTTCCCGCATTCCATCCGATCCAGTGCTTTCTCGAACCGGATGGAGAAAGCAAATACCAATATCAGCCAGATCAGTGCCGGTAAGGCCGCTTTGCAGGTAAATAATCCAAATACGGATGCGATTGTTCCTATTAGTTCTCCTGTACTCATTTGTTACCTCCCGGAGTAAATAAGTCATCGAGAAACTTCCGCATACTTTCTTTCAAAAGCTGTTTTTTCGCTTCATCTTCCTTGTCAAGTTCCTCTTCACTCATAATCGCCAGTTTAAATACATCTTCCATCTCTTTATCTGCCACTTTTTTTCCTCTGACTTTTTCGATTTCTCTATGAATATGTTTTACTGCGTAAGTCAGCTCCGACAAAACAGTGACCTTATCTCCCATAATTTCCGCTTTTACGATGTTTCCTTTACCTTCTATTTTAATCATTTGCTTTTCTTCTCAACTTTCTGTATAATATTAGTGGTTATTTGTTTGAGTGCCGGAACGGGTGGCAGCCCTAACGGCACTTATTTTTATGCTTCATTTGCCAAATCAAAGATCCTTCTCAGCTGCTCTGATGTGTATACCTGTTTTATTGAAGCAGTCACCCAGCCTATCAGAAACATGCTTTTAAAAGCTCTACTTTCTTTCTTTACATACCGTTCAGCCATGGCATCTTTTGTCCTTTCTAAATACAGCTGAAACTCTTCTTCTGGCATGATTCTCTCTGTTTCTTTCTGGCTTTCTTTCTTAATGCTCAGATCCAAAAGTTTTCCTATCTGCTCCGGTGAATATTCTTCTTCCGGATGTGCTGCAATCATCCCTGTCAGCAGATACGCAATGTCTGAATCCTCGGTTCCCAGAAGTCTCTGTTGACTGACTGTTCTTTCACACAGACTGTAGAATTCTTCAAATTTCTTCATTTCCATGAATTTGTCCTCCTGTCTCTTTGTATTGCTCCAGAAGGTTTCTGTAGATGTAATAGGTCCATCTGCTCTTTCCTTCTTTCTTTACTGCTATCCCGATCGGCAGCCTCTGCTGCCGCATCAGATGCTGCAGGGAAACCACATCCATGCATAATTCCCCAGCAGCTTTTCTGGTTGAAACTCTTTCCATTTTCATGGATTGTTCACCTCCTACTCATCTGTTGTAAACAGATACTTGCTTTTTCTACCTATCTCTCCTATACTTTCGTTTACAGGGTATTGCCGTACCCGAGTACAAAAGAAAGGAGTTGCTCTATGGATTTTTCAACCGCTGTAAATCTTATTTTGGCTGTTCTATCCTTTATTCTGGCGGTGGTTTCTATCATAACTGTCGTCATAACCCTTCGTCAGAATTCAAAAATGATTGAAGCTTCTACTAGACCATACGTTTCTATCTGTTTTCATCCTTTATTTAATCTCGACTATCTGATTCTTAAAAATTATGGAAACTCTACAGCCAAAATTATTTCAATTGATACAGATGTAGATTTTCGTATATGCACTGCTGACGAATCTCATTTACCATTTTCTCATGCTTCAGGTACATATCTTCATCCTGGTGAAAGGATGCTTTCCGCAATTCAGGATGCTTATAAATTATGTGAGAAATATGATTTTCTGGTATTTGATATTGCTTATGAAGCATCTGGTAAACTTTACAAAGAGCATATTGAAATTAATCTAAATTCATATGCTGATCATGCTGCTATCCGTCCAACGGTAAGACCCGAAAACGCCCAGCAGATAATTGCGAAAACCCTGCAAGATATCTCGGAAAATTTAATGTAATGGACTTGCATATGCAATATCCTTTGCCAGTTGTAAAACATCTTCGATGGTTTCACAGGTAAATGCTTCCGCCGGCAACTCTTCCTTTATGGCCGCTAATGCCTTTTCAGCGGCCATTTTTCTTTCGCTGTTCTGAATAGTTGTTCCGCGAATTGCATATATGGTTTTTCCTAATTCATTCACCTTTTATCACACCCCTTTCTGCTCATCCTCTGTATTTTTCAGTAACTGTTCCATTGGAACTATGAAATAATCTGCTACTTTTTCAGAAATTGTACATTGCTTTTTATCTCACATCGCCATATACTCCTTTTACAAGGTACTGCAATACCTTATTCTTCATAAGAAAGGAGGGATTCTATGGCGCAAGTACGTTTAACTGTTGGTAGCTATTCAGGTGATATTCAAAAGCGTCTTGATTACATATCTGATTCTAGTGTTTATGATATATTCACCGACTCTTTTATCTCCGAATTCACCAAGGCTTCTAATTTCACAGATTTCTGTGAAATGATCGGCTGTGACATTACCTCACAGTCTGATCTCGATAAGTTGCAGGACGATGCTTGCTTCGATAAAGCAATTCAAAATAACTCTGAATTCGCATCGTGGCAAGATATGGTCGAAACAGCATATCAACAACTTCTCGATAAAAAATAATTCTTTTGCAGGGCACTTATTTTTTGTGTCCTGCTGCCGTAAGGCGTACATCGCATTCTGCGTACCCATCTGTAATTTTCTGCACTGTTAAATGTACTCTAGGTGTGTCATCACCCGTTTCTTCACTGATTAGTTCATCAACTGTAATTCCGAAGTAATCTGCTACCTTTTTCAGATTTTCAATTGATGGACTGGAATTCTTCCATCCTCGAACAGTTCCATTCCCCATTGCACATTCTCTTTCCAATTTTGCAATAGTTATGTTTCTTTTTTCACATAATGTACTGATTTTTTCAAAAAGCATTTTTTCCTCCTTTCTTTATAGATTTAGAGAAAAGCATTGACTTTTGTTAGAGAATAATCTAAAATATGAATTGTCAGATACATATTGAGGATTTCCCTTTTACTGTTTAGGTTTTTCTCTAAATCCTACTTAGATTATATAGGGTATCCTCTAATTTGTCAACAGCATTTTTAGATTTTTCTCTAATTTTAGGAGGTACTCTATGAACAGTGTGGATAGGGTGAAAAAGATATGTAAAGAAAGAAAAATACCAATTTCAAAGTTGGAAAGAGAACTTGGTTTTTCAAATGGTTATATAAGTCAATTGAAAAAAGGCGTATTTCCTTCCGATCGGCTCATATTAATAGCTAATTATTTGCAGGTTTCTACTGAATTTCTTATGAACGGGGTTGATAACGACGGGCTAACCGATAAAGATAACCGCGACATTGCAAGAGATATGGAAAACATCCGGAGTAAATTATTAAGTGGTTCAGATGGTCCTCTCTCTTATGATGGGGAACCCATTCCAGAAGAAGATGCAGAACTGCTCCTCGGACAGATCGAGCTCATGATGCGCCGATTGAAACCTATCAACAAAGAAAAATACAACCCGAACAAGAATAAAAAGTAGGTGGTAAATTTGAAAGCGCATGATATCAAGCGTTTGGTCGCTTGCTATGTTAAAAAATTCAAAACCAGAGATCCGTTCGAACTGGCAGAGCATCTAAATGTAGAAGTGCAAACCGGTCCTCTCGGTAATCGAGCCGGATGCTACATGTTTCTGAAGAATCATAAATGTATATTTTTAAATGAAGATCTGGAAGAGCACGAGCGCACACTTGTTATGGCTCATGAGTTGGCACACTCAATCATGCACAGGAAAGAGAACTGCTATTTCATCCGGAACAAGACTCTTCTGCTGACTTCCAAGATAGAAATCGAAGCAAATACGTTTGCAGCAGAATTATTAATTTCAGATGATCTTATATATGAATATCCAGGAGTAGGTAAATCTCAGATTGCGCGGATTGCTGGATATGATGAAAGAATTATGGATTTCAAAATAATATAACTATATGTGCCTACATTTTACTAACTAAAGAAAAGGGGGATTCTATTGTCAAAAGAACTTAATAAAGAAGAGGTTATCCAAAACAAAAAGCAAAGTATTAAAGCTTTAAATACAATGCTTGAATGTTTTATTAACGATCCTTCTGGCAAGCATTTAAAGAAAGCCAATCTGATTTCTTATTGGATCAAAGATTATGTAAAAATGATCAATTTTGAAGAAAGTTTTGATCCTGCTAAAAATATTGCCTATAAAAGAGGTAACATTGTAAAGCTTAATTTCGGTTTTAATATAGGGGCTGAGTATGGTGGTCTTCATTACGGAATTGTTTTAGATAACCATAATGCTCACAACTCTCCTGTTGTCACGGTAATTCCATTAACATCTAAGAAAGATGCTAAAGTTCTACACAAAAATAGCGTAGATCTTGGAAACGAATTATATAAATCTCTAAAATTGAAATATGACACAATCTCGAAGACATTAAAAGAAGAACAAGAGGAACTTGTTGCCGTAAATGCTGCTTTTGAAATTCTTATCAAAATGGCAAACGATTCTTTGGGAAAATATAAATCCTGTGAAGAAAATGTAGAAAAAGAACAAGAACTCAGCAACGCCGAAATATATTTAAACGCAACAAAAAAGATTACAGAAATTTGGGAAGATAAAAAGCTACACAATCAGTCTCAGCAGGAATATCTTGAAAAAATAGGACTTGAAATTTCACGCATGAAAGAAGGTAGCATTGCTCTTGTAAACCAGGTCACTACTATAAGCAAAATGCGCATCTTTGATCCTAGAAATTTAAAAGGTGTTCTCTCTGGTGTTTCCTTGTCTGAAGAAAACATGAAAAAAATCAATCAAAAATTACAAGATTTATATGTTTTTAAATAATTTTTTTCAATATATATGTATATTTTTCTTGACTACGAGCATATTATAATCTATAATAAGTTAATGAAAAAGCATGTCTTTTTCAATATCGCCTATAGGGCATTAAAAGAAGATATAACTTATTATGTGAAGGCCTCGTAGAAATACGGGGTCTTTTACGTTACATAAATATAAAAAACCGGCTCCTGACTGCAATCAGGAACCGGCAAGTAACACATCCGAAGATGCATCACAAAATCAGCAAAAACATTGTATCATCTTCGGAGCAGCTATGCAAGCGGAACGCCTGTTCCTCGCTGGCTGTTATTTTTATACCCATTTTTAAGGAGGATGATATCATGAGAAACCCTAACGGTTATGGATCTGTTGTATATCTTGGGAAAAAGCGGAGGAAACCCTATGCCGTTCGTGTGACTTCCGGATACAAAGAGATAAACGGACGTTTCATCCAGCAGTACAAATATCTGGGATATTTCGAAAAATCAAAGGACGCGAATATGTTTCTGGCAAATTATAATTCCGGAAAGCCGGTGAAGGAACATATCTCCTATATCAAAGAACCAACCTTTTCCGAAGTCTATGAAGCTTGGATCGCGTTCAAACGGAGCCGGAATAATCCTCCCGGTGAAAGCACATTCCGCAATTACGGGATTGTATACAAATACTATGCCGATGTCCATCAGAAGAAAATCTGTAATATCCGTGTAGATGATATCCAGAAAGTAGCTGACGCAATATCCGACAAATCGAATTCTACTGTTACTATGGCAAAAACAGTTGCTACTCAGATGTTCGACTTTGCCATCCGCCGGCAGTATGTAGACATTAATATTCCGCAGCTGTGCGACTGGGATTATACGAAGTCAGAAGAAGAGGCACACATACCATTTTCCGATGCTGAACTGGAGCTCCTGTGGAGCAAGCGTAACGTGCTCTATGTGGATATCATCCTGATCATGATCTATACCGGACTCCGGGCTTCTGAATTTTTGGAAATTGAAAATGAAAATATTAATTTCGATGAGCAGTATATCATCTGTGGAAAAAAGACCGATGCCGGCAGGAACCGTGTGGTCCCGATCCACGATGCTATCCTGCCTTTCATCCGGAGATACTATAAGGAGACTAGCAAGTATCTTTTCCCTAATACCAAAGGGCACGCCTATTACTATACGCTCTTCCGGAATACCGTATGGAAAAACCTGATGAATGAGTTGAAGATGGATCACACACCTCACGATACCAGGCACACGTTCGCAACACTGGCGGACCGGTACAAGATGGATGATCTGTGTCTGAAGCTGGTCATCGGACATACCGTAAAGGATCTGACAAAGGGCACTTACACTCACAAGCTCCCTTCTGAATTGCTGGCAGAAATGCAAAAAATCCAGATCCCGGAAAGCTGA